AACCACTTCACTTCTCCTTACCCGGCACGTCAAGGGTGGTCTCCAGACCGCCGCCTCAGTGTGCGTTCCTCCAAGGTGTGCCTCTTAGCACGCGAAAAAAACCTTTGATCCGTCAGACAGAGTGAGTGGAACGAACTCATCTATACGCGGAGAGAAGGTGAAAGGAAAGCGAATGGGACGGCGTACGAGACGATATTCTGACTCAAGACCCGGTTGATCGATCACCCACTTGGGAGTCCCTGAAATCAAGATTTCAGGACAGCAGTTATAAACTGCCTCCAAGACGGGTGCAACCCAGAGTCTCTTCCAGCACGATATCGTCCTCGTCATGTAAAACTTGGACCTAACCTTAGAAAAGGTCTGGTGGGTAATTTTCTGTTTCACCGGGCGTACTGCTACGCCCCGCCACTCATTCACCAAATGGTTCGTATACCGGTCGCTGGCCTCCCTAATTCGCGACTCAAGATAAGGAGTCGAATGAATCGGGGGACCTAGGACAAACGGAACTTTTCTCTCAACTCCAGTCTTGACTGGCTCGGGGTCCGCACGATCAAGCAGACCACGGAACCAACCCTTCTTGACGAGAAAATTCCACCAGCGACTAGGTATTGAGGAGAGGGGGGGGAGTACCCGAGCTAGCAGTCGGCGAACCGGAAAGGCTACAAGTAGCCAAGTCGCGGTCGAAAACTTGAGCTGACTGCAGAGCTCGAATAACGGGGTTGCGAGGGAACCAACAGGCTCCTTCCAGGCGTCAGAGCCGAGGAATCCGAAGCAAAGCTTGAGAACCTTCCTCGACCTATCATAACGATAGGTCTGGGAATTGAGATCTCCGTACTTCTTGGACCTCATGGTCTTACTACGATTGATAACAAACCCGACTTCACTAGTACTGTGAAGCCAGGAGTAGTAAAGACCACTCTCACCTGGATAGAGAATGTCATCCCCGTTGAGAAGAGAAGGATGATCGGCAGGGTAACCAGCAAGATTGAGGGCACGTTCGAAGCAGATCCGGTTAAGGATGCACAAGACAACGAACGACCCGAGATTACCCATCATACTCCCTCTTACAACGGGGAAGGCTATCCTTCCCTCAATGTTCACGCAGCAGTCTCGAAAGCTGCGAACAAACAACCCCGCCTCGCGAGGGGGCAAATCTTCGGCGAGCGTCTCGACAACGGCAAGGACTGCGTCCTTGTGCAAATTATCTGTCGACGCTTCGTAATCGCCTGAGATTAGGTCAAAGCCAGGGTGGAGACCACGGCGGAGGGATTCAAAGTGACTTTTTGTCACATCGCCTCGTACCAACCAAGGACGGCGGGAGAGTCGGTTGTAGGCAGACTCATGAACAGGACGAAGAACGTCCTTCATGATCGATGTCTGCATTGTCACGACACGCAACTTCCCCTTCTGCTTGGCGGTACCGAGACGGCACCATGAAACCTCCTCCGCATCCTCCGGGATCTCATGTCCATCCTCCATGGCCGCATGCAGATCCGCCCTAGCCTTGTCCGGGAGGCCGATGCTGTCGTAGAAGGCCTCGGCGCGGTCTTCAGACCCGCCAACCCTTCCGACAGGCACAGACAAAGTACCTCCCAACCCCCTCTCGAACTCAAAACATCCCTGCTGGTCAGGGACGTAAACTCCCCTTCTCTCCTTGAACCATTTCCTTCCAATGATTCTTCTGGTGCGACGCCTAATGTCAAGAAGCACTGCAGGTTCCGTCGTAACCTCCTTACCAGGACGGTCCGACCCCCTGTTCAGCGCTCTATCGCACCATTCTTCTCTCGCGATCCGGCCGGCCCGGACGTCGCAATTCCGCTTGGGGTCAACTTGTGAACACGGTTCGTCGAAGAGGGTTTTGGTCCCCTTCACCGCATTCGCAAAGACAAAAGCCTTTTCCCCACGAAGCCTCTTGGCGCACGCCGCCGTCCACTCCTTCCACTGCCTCTGTAGAGATTCACAGTTAACAGGTCCGCTAGCGATGAAGTCTTCTCTTACGAGAGACTCACGCCCCAGGACCTGACTGACGAATCGTAGGCTCTTGACCGTACGTTGTGCAGAAGAGCACACGCGGCAGGAGTCCTCAGATAAGTTTTTTTGTAACATAATCGTTGGACAAGTTCCTGCGATGGGTTCACCTAGTTATTTGACTGGG